GCGGGGCCAGCATCTCGACCTTGCCGGGCACGATGATGTAGTTCTGATTCAAATTGAAAAGGTGATACCCGAGTGCCTCGCTGAACCAAACGACTGACTGGTTTTCGCTGGCCATGTAGCTCGATGCATAAACACGCCCGCGCCATGCCTGAATCACGTCAGAGCCGAACGGCAACGGGTCAAGGAAGTTGTTCAGCAGGTCACGCCCGAGCGCATCTGGTGAAGCGTTGAAGGTGAACGCTGATGACGTTGCGCGTCCTGCGAGCTGATACACCTCGGAGTTCGCTGGGGTGATGTAGATGTTGTTGCCTGGTGTAAGCCCGCTGAGTTGTAGCGATTGACCTTCAGCCAGGGTGATCTCTGCGGCTTCGCTTGCGCCAGTCTCACGCCCGTCGGGCAATGTGGCCGTGCAGCGCACTTGGTACAAGCCTGCTGGCAGGTTGCCAGTCACAGCGGCTACGCTCGGTGCTGTAGGCGCAGTCCATCCCCAAGGGATGATGCTGTTGTCTGGCAGGATGATGCCAGTATCAACGCCATTGTTGAAAAACACCTGCTCGTTGATTTCGCACCAATGAACCGTCTTTCCTGGGGCTAACATGGTGTAGATGATGGTGCCCACAAAATCCTGGATGGTGCTGTCTGTTGCCAGATACAAGCGGCTGAAATCGAGCGTGTTGTAGGCACCGGTGAACGCTCCGGCGCGGTTCAGGGCGTAGCCTTCGCGCTTGGAGATGGCCCCTGTGTCGCTGATGTTGACGTTATCGGCCTGGGCGAGCCACTTCATCCCGAGCCGCATGGGGTCGGACACGTTATTGATGCCCTTGAACGCCGAAATGGTTTCCATAGCTAGATTCTATCTTAGATGGTAGATGCCGGGAGGTTGGATTCCGGGCACTACACCGGTTGCGGCCTCCGCACCTCCCGGTGGCGGCAGATTGAACTGAGGCCGTCAAATTCCACCGTATGTGACGGTTCCGACCGGCCTGCGGGCGCGGGTCTGCTCGGCTTTCGCCTTCGCGCAGTACGCTGCGTGTAGTCCTGCGTACATCTCGTAAGCGCTCTTGTTGTAGGCTTCTGTGTCCTGCACACCATACGCCAGGTGCTTGACCCAGTGCAGCAGGTAGCGGTGGTGCTGTTCGGGGATTTCAAAGTCGTCACCAGCCTCGACCGTGACCGGCAGCCGGAACACGCGCAGCTCGATGGTCGCAGCCTCTGATGGCACGGGCCAAGCACGCAGGGTGTTCTCTTCGAGCCCGGAGATCAGCGCCCTGCACGGGCCTGTGGTGCCGTCGAACTTCATGCTGTTCTCATGCATCTTCTCAGCGGAGATGATCGGCATAGCCCGCCCAGTGGAGGCGTCGATAGCGTCACGAATCTTCAGGATGCTCGGGTTGGTGGTGTACCACTGCGTGCCGGGCACGATGGCGACTGTGTAGCTGCGGGCGTCGGCGATACCGAACGTGTCGCGGCAGAACTGCTTCTGCGCCGCGTCGATGGCCCCATACACCCAGGCGTCAGACCAGAGGTAGGGTAGTTCGAGGTCGAAGACCTCGATGCGGAACAGGGCGAGCAGCTCGGTGGTAGTCATTACACAGCCTTGTCAGCTTGATACTTTTGCCAGAGCACGTCGCGCTCCTTGGCGTCGATGCTCCAGCCGAGCTCTTTACTGAGTACAGCCGCGTGGGGCGCACCGGTGCCAGCGAAGTCGCCGCGCTTGTTGCGCAGGATGAGCTTCTCGAAAGCGAGGAACACTTCAAACTCGCGCTCGGCGGCAACGGTCGGTTCTTTCGGACCACCGTCGTCGGGCGGCTCGGGAATTTCTTCAGCGGGGACGATGCCGCAGGCGATCAGCTCTGCGTGCATCTGGTCGGGGGCGTAGATGGGTACGCCTTTCTTGAATTCGACAGATCGACCTGACTTGGAAGCCACGGTCATGTCTCGGGGTGCGATGTAGTTCATAGTGCCATAGGTATGTAGGTTGATAGGAAAACGGGGTCTCGTGGACCCCGCCTTTATTACTCCGTCTCAGGTTTAGCTGATCTGGATTTCGTTGGTACGGCCATCGATCGTGTACATCAGCCGCACACGCGCTTTGCCAGCCGTAGCGTTGGCCACGGTGTAGGCGATGGTGGCGCGTACGTTGTTGCCGGCAGCGTTGCTCTGGAGCGCAGTTGTCAACAGCAAAGCAGTACGTGTGTTGGCAGCAGCCATCAGGGAGGTGGAACCCAGGATCGTGGTCAGCGCTCCGGTGATGCCCAGGGTAATGGTGGCAGCGGTGCAGCCAGCGTAAGCGGTCTCGATGATCAGCTCGCCACCCACCAGCACAGCACCGACCGGCAACGGGATGCAGTCGAAGGTGATGGTGTTGGCGACGGGGCCGGTCAGGCCAGCTTCCGCCGGGTCAGTGGAGAGCGCCACGGTCGAACCGAGGGTCTTCTTGACGAAGTCTGCGGAGTCAACAACGAACTCGTTCCAGGAGAAGGCGAACTCGGCGATCAGAGGGTATTGCGCGGTGCGCGAGGCAAGTTTCTTCATGGTGATTCTTCCTTAGATGTTAGAACTACTGAGCGACGTAGCAAGAAACCACACCGAAGTCTTCGACCGCGTTCGACTCATAGATGTTGCCGAACTTCGGTTTCAGGAAGCCGAGAATCTTGCCGGTGGCAATGGCCTGGCTGTTGCCGAAGTCGAAGTTCTCTTCGTTCCACTCAGGAGCGCCGAGGTCGGCCATACCGAGTGCTTGAGCGCCACAGAACAGTACCTGGCAACCATCGACGTCACCGCCTGCGCCGTACTTGCCGGAACTGAGGCCGGAGGTGTTGGGCACATGGCGGAATTCGTGCAGGTAGATGCCATCGATCTTCACCGTGTCACCAGTGAACAGCTTGTCATTGACACCGCTGTTCTGGCTGTAACGCAGATTGGCGTTGTAGTCAGTGTCTTGTTTCAGCTTGGCCATAGCCTGCGGAGTCAAGAAAGCGTGGTAGGTCTCTTGACCGCCTTCGCCACCGGTGCCACGGATATAGCGGTCTTTGCAATAAGCTTTGAGCTGCACAAACATCTTCCAACTGGGGAAGTCAGTGGCGACTACGGCAGAGGAGGTGTTGCTGCCAGTGATACTGGTCTTGAGCACGCCGTTTGTCTGGTCCCAGCGGCACCGACGCCGAGGAGATGGGACGGACACGTCAGCAGCGAACTCCAGGTACTGGAGGTCAGAGCCGACACGAAGCGCACCGTTGGGCTTGTACTGGTAGCCGATACCGGCGAGGGTCTGGAACGCCATCTGATCGATACGATCAGCGAGCCAGTAGGCCAGCACGTTCTTGCTGTTGTCGCGGAAGCTGACGATCGATTTTTGATCGGCCATACGACCTTCGTGGCGGTTCGCATGACGTAGTTGGTCGATGCGGATCACCTGCTCGAAGGTCTGCATACCTTCTTCGTTACCGACCAGCGTGCGGTCACCGGCTACGCCGTCGCCCTGCAAGTCAGCCAGAAGTGTGATGACGGCGCGTGCGCCTTTTTGGCTCGACTTCAGCGTGGTGATGTGCTGGATCATCGAGTTGGTGCCTTCGCCGAGGAACTTCGAGATGAAGCTTTGGTTCCGGGCATTTTTCCAGAGGTCCATCCCCCAGATTGTTTTTACTTCGTTGGTCAATAGACCGAAATTGGTAAGCGCCATGATGGGCTTCCTTTCACTGAAAAGACATAGAACAAATTGCTCTTCCGAGCCTCTTTGCCGCAATGTCGTCGCAGCCAACGAAGTTGAAACGTATCGTGTTTCTGACGTGGTTGGATTTTACATCTAAATTAGATCGTAGATGTCAAGAGATTTATATCTGGGTCAATAATAGACGTACTTATCAAGCGCAATCGTTCGGGTGCGCGAAGCCGTGTCTGTCATCACAACCTCATAGTAATAGGTGCCGTCGTCCTGGGTGGCCTGTTGCAGCGTTGGGGCAAATTCGACGCCGGGGCCTTGTCTGTCGTGACGTGCATCACGAAAGTGCAGTCAGTGATGTCGATAATCGCGCCAGATTCGCTTGTTACCGTGAGTTCGTCGGCATAAGTGTTTGTGCGTCTGCGTTTGATGGATGCCATGATGATGCCTATACGGTAATGGGTTGCGTTGTAATCTGCACAGTGATGCC